TCATGCGGATTTTGGCACATGGAGGCGGACATCGGCGACCGGCACGTTGCGCTGCTTGAGGTACGTCTCGGTCATCTTTTCGTCGGTATGTGCGGCGGCGATCTGCAGGGCCTTCACGTCGTAGCCGGCACGCTCGCCGTCGGTCAGCGCCTTTGCTCGAATGTCCTTCACCGTGTAGCGAAACTCGGTAAGGCCCGCGCGGTCAGCTGCGGTCTTCCACGCCTTCAGGACCGTGTTCGCCGCGTAGCGCTTTCCCTTTCTCGTATGGATGACCGGCATGTCGCCGATCGACGGGCGCCCGTCGATCTCGCGAATGCGCGCCAGGACCGCGTCGATCTCGGGCGTGATCTTGAAGTCGACGCGCACGCCGCTCGAGTCTTCGGTCTTGCTCGGGATGAAGTGGATCACGCCGGCCGGCCGGTCGACGTCGGACCATTTCAGATTGCGGATCTCGGTTGAGCGCTGCGCAGTCAGGTAGCAGAGGTCGATGAAGCACTGCATCATCGGCCCGGTCGGAACGTCGGCCGTGATCGTCTGGCCGTTGCGCTCGTACGTCACCTCGAGCATGGCGGCGCGGATGGCGGCGAAGTGCGCGTCCGTGATGTAGGTCTGCCGGGGCTTCGGCTTCTTCAGCTTCACCTCGCGGCACGGGTTCGTGTCGCGCTTCGACTTCTCGATGCACCACTGGAAGAAGCCCGAGAGGAAGGCACGCATCACCCGCTGCATGGGCAGCTTCCCGGCATACTTCACTTTCAGCCAGTTGTTCACGTGAGCCGGCTTGATGTCGGCGACATTGGCCTTGCGGAAGCCGTTGCCGGCGTAGTCGCCGTACTTCGGCCAGGCCTTCTCTTTGTGCAGGTGCTTGTTCTCGCGCACGTACTGGTCGATCAGCGGGCGCATGTCGCCGGCGCCGTCCGGCCGCTCGCGCTTCTTCCGTTCCTCGGCGAGTCGCTCAACCAGCTTGGTTTCGTCGTCCGTGAGCGAGCAGAGCCGGATCCAGCGGCCCGAGATCGGCTCGCTCCAGTACCAGGCACCGTGCTTGGCGTAGACGCGCGGATACCGGGCCTTATGTCGTTCTTGTGCCATCAGTCGAAGCAAAGTTCCACGGACGCCGCCGGCATACCAGCCGCCGGCGCGGTGCCGTTCCGGCGCGCCATCAGCGCGTCGAACTGCGTCCACGTCATGACCAGGCTTCCATCGGCGCAGCGCACGACGTCGATGTCAAAATTGGTCTTGAACCACTCGGCCTGCTTCGAGTGGCGCTTCAGGCCGGTGATCCGGACGAGCTCGGCCGCGTCCATCAGGCGCTCGGTCATGGTTCGATCCTCCGAAATTCGATAACCCATACCCACGGGTTTGCATCCCAGCCCTGCCCGCGCGCGGCGTTGAGGCCGTCCCACAGCTGCCGGAACTGCGCAACGGTGCCATCGATCGGATCGATGCGAACGGCGGCGCGCCGCGGATCCTTGATGCCCTCCGCGATCGCGTCGTTCCAGCTGATGGCCTGCAGGCGCTCGACGCGCACGCCGGTGATCTCGAGCGTGATGCGCGAGGCGGCGCGCAGCATGTGGATTGACGGAATCCACTTCTCGCCGGACTCGAGCTCGTAGCCGTCTGCGGCATAGGCGGCGACGTGCGAGAACACGCGCGGGCCGGCCGGATTCGCTTCGTCCAGCTTCCACCAGGCCAAGTGCGTCTCGCGTACCCACAGACGATCGCCGGGCTTTCCATACGGGCAGTGGATGTGGTCGCTTACGACGTGCTCGGCGCTGCACCATGCCCATTCGCCGGTTGGCTCGTCCGCACCGCGCGCCTCGTCTTTCCCCCGGAACTGGAAAAGGTGATGCGCTCCTGCCGGCTTTACGACGCGCCGCGTCTGCGTCTTCCGGCCTTCGAGGATGGCGCGCACCATCGGGCCGCTGAACAGGATCGGTCGCTCTTTCATCGCCGCACCATCATGCAAAGGTCGGCGCGACGCCGGATCTCGTCGTCGTAGCCGTTGAGGGTGCCGGACATCACGTTGTACGTGCGGCGACCGGCAGGGACACCGATGTACTTTTCCGGCTGCGAGCCTGCCGGTGCTTCGCCGGCGATGCGATAGTTGCAATCGCGCACACGTAGCGAGCGCACGCGCGCGACCGTGCCGTCGTCGGCCATCCGCTCGAGCACGGGCCGCAGCGCAGCGGCCACCGTGCCGAAGCGCTTGGCGAGATCAGACGGAGAGTAGACCTCGCCATGGGTCATAGCGGCGAGGACCTGGTGAGCTTCGGGGCTACGGGCAGCACGCGTCATGATGCGGCTCCGTCTGCGTGGGTCGCATAGACAGCGTATGGGCCGTCTTCACTGTCGCCGATCTCGATCAACCACCAGCCCGGCTCAGGCGACGGGTCCCATTCCGTGATGTCGCCGTTCCCGTTATCGAAATACGAGACGTATGCCGGGTGATCGATGCTCTCGTTGTCGAGGTGATAGATCGACGTCTTGATCCCGGCCTGCGCTTCGAGCTCGGCCCACTGTTCAGGCGTGCAGCGCTCGGCACCGTCCATCGTGACCGTCCAAAAGTGGAGGAGGTCGGGGTGGATGAAGTAGCCGTCCTTGTCACGCACGACGGGGATCTTCTGCAGCATCTGTGTGGTGGTCATGGTGTGGTCCTCAGAATGTTTTTGTGAGATCGCGATCAACAGCCTTCCCGAGCGAGCGCAGGAGATTCGCGAGTCGCGCGCAGTCTTGGTGGCCGGCGGTTGCCTGGCGCAGCAGGCCAAAGTAGGAATTCGCAACCTGCATCAGGTCGCGGCTCGGCGTTTCCGCGACACGGCGCAGCGCTTCGTTACGCGTTCGCTTCCGCGTCTCGCGGCGCCAGGGCTTGATGACCTGTCCGACGAAGTCGACGCCGCGATCGATGGGTTGCAGGATCGTCTTGCGTGGATTGATCCGCGCGCCGAGCCGGGCCGGCAGGAATGCCGTCACGTCGGCGAGGATCTCGTTTAGCCGCGCCGGCGATTCGTGCAGGAACACGAAGTCGTCGACATAGCGAACATAGTGCCGCGCGCGCAGCTGGTGCTTCGCATGCTGGTCGAGCACGTCGAGATAGACGTTTGCGAAGAACTGGCTCGACAGGTTGCCGATTGGCAACCCGAGGTGCGCCGGCTGCTCCACGAGGCGCTTGTGACGTGGCACCTGCTCGAGCAGCGCTGGATCGCCGCGGTTGATGAAATCGGTCCGAGGGTCGTGCATGAGCACGATCTCAGCTAGGGAGCGCCAAAACGGCTCGCGGATCTTCGCGAGCAGCAGCTCGAGCAGAATCGGCTTATTGATGCTCACGAAGAAATTTGCGAGATCGCACTTCAGGTAATACGCCGGCCGCGACCAGTTCTGCGTAATCGATCGGATCTTCGATTCGAGGCGCTCGGCGGCGCGCATCGTGCCGCGTTCCTTGATGCATGCGAACGTGTCGGCGATGAACGAGCGCTCGAACCGCGGGCCGATGCGGTTGTACAGCAGGTGGTGCACGACGCGGTCGCGAAACTCGGCTGCCCATACCTCGCGGTGCTTCGGCCGCGTGATGACGAAACAGATTGAGCGGCCGGGGCGATAGGTGCCCGCGGCCAGCTCGTCATGCAGGCAGCGCAGGTTGTGTTCGAGGTCGATCTCGAACGCGAGCGCCGCCGGGGTGTTGCGTTTCGTGCGCCGGCAGTCGAGGTAAGCCTCGACGAGCTCGGCAAACGTGAATCCGTCGTTCCAATCTGCGGACGGCCCGGGCGCGCAGCTGGTTGTTCTGTTGGTTGTTGTTCTGGTTGCCGTTGTTGAAGTTCTGATACCAGGCCCAGCCGGAAGAATCGTGCTATCTACGTCGCCCGACCGATTGCTCAGCCGAGAAACTGCGCTGGACGCCGCCGCACGCTGGCGGCGCGTTTCCTCATTGCGCATGGCGGTGCCCTTGTGGGGCAGCGGCACGACCAGATTGAAAGATCGCTCAGCCATGGAAGCCGTGACCTCCCTGGAGCGGGCGATTGCCTGCGGACTTCTTCCACGCGTTGGCCTGCTTCCCGATGCTCGTCGTCAGCTCGATCGCGCGCCCGTAGGCGCCCTTGTCGACCTTGCGCTTGTTAAAGCCGAGCCGTAGCAGCAGGTTGATCACCTGCAGGCGCTCGATGAGCTCCGACAGGTGGGGGGACTTGTCTGCTGCGACATTCGCGCGGTACACGAGCACGATGATCTCGATGCACTCGACGTTGATCTTCTCGCCGATCGACCGCTTGAAGTCCCGCTGCATGTTCGTGACGACGTCGGTCACGACATCCAGCAGGCCTTCGGCGGCGCGGTAGATCGGCAGTTGGGTGTGCAGAGCCACGATGGTCTAAATGGTCAAATTACTGAAGGAATGAATCTGCGGACGGCCCGGGCGCGCAGCTGGTTGCTCTGCTGGTAGCCGTACTGGTCGCCGTCGTGGAAGCTCTGACACCAGGCCCAGCCGGAGTCCGATTCATGCGGCTCGCCGGACCAGTACCAGGCCGATTCGAACTCGCCCTGCAGGTTCGTGAAGAGCAGCGACTGCTCGCGGCGCGAGGGAAGTTCGCCCCCTTGCTGCTCGGCCCACTCGCGCGCCTGGTCCCACGTCACGTCCTCGGCCTCGCCGGGGAGCAGGATCAGGTAGTGGCTCAACGCGCCGTCCTCGTCGAGGATCGGGCCTGCGAAACGCTCGCCGGCGGCGAGCGGGATCGTGACCGCCTCGACGCGATACTCGGTCGCGCGCGGCAGCTTCTTGAGCTCGTCGATCATTGCGTTGATGCGGGCGTGATCGTCAGCGAGCTTCGACTGTGCGGCCTGGATGGCCGCGAGCGTGGTCGTCATGCGATGCTCCGGTTGAAATGGATGAAGGGTTAAATCGGCAATCTGCGGACGGCCCGGGCGCGCAGCTGGTTGCCCTGCGGGGCGTGGCTCTGGAAGCCGCAGTCGAAGTCCTGACACCAGGCCCAGCGATCGCCGTTGGGCTCGTTGCTCCAGTACCAGTCGCGCTCGAATGCGTCGCGGCAGTTCGCGAACAGGAGCGCTTGCTCGACGCGCGTCGGCAGGTCGCCGTCGATGCTCTTTGCCCACTCGAGCTGATCCTTCCAGGGCGCGGCTGCGTTGTCGCCCGGGAGCAGGATCACGTGATGGAAGTCACCGCTCCTGTCGCCGATCGCGCCGACGTAGATCTCACCCTCGGCGAGCGGCGGAATTTGCAGTTGCTGCATGGCTGATCCTTGAATGGATGAATGGATTAATTTTTGAATCTGCGGACGGCCCGGGCGCGCAGCTGGATGCTCTGCCGGTAGCTGTCCTGGCCGCCGCCGGTGAAGTGCTGACACCAGGCCCAGCCGGCATATCCGGGATCGTTGTCGGGCGTGTTCGACCAGTACGCGGCCTGCTCGAACTGATCGCGATGCTGCTCGTACGCGATCACGAGTTCGGCACGCGTCGGCAGATCGCCGCCGCGCGATTTCGCCCAGTCGATCTGGGCTTGCCACGATGCGCGGCCGTTCTCGCCGGGCAGCAGAACGGTGTGCTCGATGTCGCCGTTCGCGTCGACGATGCCGCACAGGTAGATCTCGCCTTCGGCGAGCAGGGGAAGCTGGATCTGCATGGTGACTCCTGGAGCTGGAGGTGCAGCGGCGCATCGGCGCCGCGAAAAAAGAACGCTTACTCGCCGGCGAACGGCGTCCCGAAGAAGAACGGGTTGCCGGTCTTTTCCTTGATGGTGCTGACGATGGTCGTGGCGGCCGCCTCGAGCACCTTGTCGGCGCGGATCAGCTCGAACCAGAACGCCAGCTTGCCGTCGCGCACGCGGTAGCGCAGGCGCGCGTCGATCTGGTACGCGTCGCCATTCCAGAACACCGGCACGCCGATCGCGAAGCGCTCGAACACGGACATCTTCTGCAGCGTCTGCGCGTCGTCGTCCTGGACGAACGACAGGTTGACGCCGCCGTTCGACAGACGGACCGCGCTTTTGAATCGCATGTCCTGCGTGGCTTCGAACGACAGGGCCATTTCGAGCATTGCCGAGCCGCTCGGCAGGCCGGCACCGTCCGGGCTCGCGATGTCTTTCAGGTTGTCCTCGATGAACGCAGCGAATTCCGTCTGGCTCATCTGCTTCCGATTGACGCCCGTCCAGCGGCGCCACTCCTCGCTGAACTCGGGCGAGAACAGCGCGCGGTGATCGCGCCAGGCCGGCGCACTCTCGTCCGCGCCGTGGTCGTTGATGATCCCGGTGAACGAGATCTTGCCCTCCACGTAGTTGGCGAGGCACCAGATCGTGCAGTCGGTCAGCGAGCCGTGACGCTTCACGTATTCGATGAAACTGTCGACGTCGCGCACGCGGACTTGGGCGATCTTGCGCAGCGGCTTCGGCAGCATCTTCGATTCATCCTTCTCGACGAGCTGCCAGTTCGGCGGCAGCGCGAGGCGGCGCACCGCGGCCGAGGTGTTCGATCCGATTTCGATCGGCTGCTTCATTTCGCGCGCGAGCGTCTCGGCGAGGTTCTGATTGAGGTCGTCCATGGTTTCAGCAGAGTCCTTGGTGGAGGGAGGGGGTTATGCCGTCTTGAGCGCGGACGGCGGCGCATCCGAAGCGCCGTCGACGCGCTTCAGGTCGAGCTTCTGTTGGCGGGGATCTTCCGCGATGAGGTTGCCCTCGGCCGTCGCGAACAGCATTGCTTCCATCGGTTCTTCGGCCGGCTTCTTCAACGTGACCTTGGCGCCGATGTGCATGGCGCCGCCGCGCGTTGCTTTCTTGACGGCGATCGTGATGGTCATCGTGCCGGCCTTGCCGCTGGCGTCGACGGCGTTCACCAGCTCCGCGAGCTTGTCGCTCGCCTGGTCGATGAAGATGCCTCCGCCGATGTGGCGCAGCGTGTCGGTGATAGGTCTGACGCTCATGTCAGTCGTCTCCGTTCAGGGGTGAGGGTGTCGGGATCAGGCGAGGTAGGTGCGCTCGACCTGGTCGATCGTGCGCAGGCGGACCGACGCGCCGGTCTTCGCGAGCACGATCGGCTCGCCGAGCACGACGGCGTGGTCGAACAGGCGTTTCGTGAGGCGGATGTCGTTGAGGCAGTAGTCGATCACCTCGCCGACGCGGCCTTGCTGCCAGGCGATGGGCGCGTGCGCGCCGTTGCCCGACTTGCGGATGCCGAAGTTGGCTTCGCACGTTGCGTCGAGGCCGTAGCCCGCGTGCGAGTTGCCGCCGAACGTCGGGTCGAGGCCGGCGGCGCGCCAGATCTCCGCGAGCAGGTCGTACCGGAACGGCGCGCGCGGCATCGCGAACGAGCCTTGGATGGCTGTCTCGGCGTAGGCGTTGATGACCTTGTCGTCGAAGCCGATACCGTTGAACGAGACGAGCGGCGCGCGTGCGTCGCACAGCTCGAGGAACTCGACGATGTTGTCCGCGCAGAAGACCCGGTAGCGCGCCTCGGCGTAGTCGTACGCGCCGATGACGGAGATCCCCATGCCGGCGTGGTCGTGCCAGCCGTCGCAGTATTGGACGCCGTCGATACGCGTTTCGCCGCGGCCCAAGATCGCCTTGGCGATCTCGATGTCGTAGATCAGGGAGTTGCCGTATTCGGTCATGAATACCTCAGTCGTTGTCGTTGGCGGCGCGGGACTTCGCGTCGCGGGTGGGATGGGAGGGGGCGGCGGCCGCTTCACGCGCCTCGCGCGCGGCGCGCGCTTCCGCGCCGAGCGCCAGGCAGCGGCGGATCAGCGGGTTCGTGATTGCGTCGACGGCCGAGCCACGAACGCGCTGCAGGCGGAACTCGCGCGCGATCATGGCGTCGGTGACGGGAAGCGGGCCGGGCACGGTCAGATGCTCCGGGCGGCAGTGGCGGCGCGCGCGGCCGGCATCGTGTCCTCGTCCCACTGCTGCACGGTGGCGAGCAACAGGACGGCGGCGCCGAGCGCGACGACGGAGCTGGCGATGTACAGAAGGAAGCCCTTCATGCCCACACTCCCATTAGCCGCTCGAGCGGCGGCGCGATGGCGCCGGCAAGCACGTAAAGGGCAGCGAGCACAGCGAGCGGCAACCAGTCGGCGCGGGGTTTCATGCGACCGCCTCGATCGCGTGATAGACGTCGAGTGCTTCGGCCGCGATTACAGCGTCGCGGGTGACGTAGTACGTCGCGAGGTGAACGGCGTTGTCCCAGCGCAGCTTGCGCGCCTTGCGTTCGCGCTTCTGTTGCGCACGCGTGATCGCATCGTGGTCCGCCTGAGTGCGTGGCTTTTTCAGCCGTGGCGTTTTGCCGAACATTTTCTTGAACATGGAGGTCTGCCTCGCTCGGGGTGTGATGTGAGCGATATTAGGCGAACCTAAGATTTGCGGCAAGAATTATTTTAGGGCGACCTAAAGTTCGGGGCGAAAAAAAGCCCGCTCAGGGCGGGCGCGATGCAGGTTGGAATGGCCTTTCAACTGGGAGAGGCGAAGCCCCGGATGATCCAGGCGGTTGCTTTGGCCGCGCCCCATCCGATCGCCCCTGCGATGATCCATAGGAAGCTGATTTCCAAACGTCCGTTTGCGAATGTGGTGAGTGCAGCGAGGCACATCAGGGCGGCCCAAATCCAGCCGATGCCCATGATGACCTGCGCCACGCGCCGGAGGCCCTCAGGACCGTTCATCGCGCGATCTGCAGGTCGTACAGCTGGTTGTCGTCGGTCAGGCATGTGCCCGCGCCGGATTGGCTCCAGCCGCTGAAACTGAACACGCACCGGAGATTATGGCCGTCGGCCGACTGCGCGAGCACGTTGCCATTCCCCGTGGCGCTGACGCCGATTGCATTGCCGGTCGCGACCTGGCCGCCGCTGAACGCGGTCCCGAGTGTGAACGAGCCGCCTTGGACATAGGCATAGCGGCCGCTGAACGTGCGATCGTCGATGGTGACCGCGACGGACTTGTCGATCTGCTTCGCAGTCCCGTGCGCCATTTTTCCCGGCCCGCGCGGCATCAGCGAAAGATCGTACGTTGCGCAGCCCTGTAGCACGAGGATCAAGGCTGCCCCCGCAGCCAGCTTTATTCGCATGGTGGTCCCGTGTGGTCAATTATCGGTCAGCTGCACCAGCTGCTGACCGAGGATGAAAATCGGCTCGAGCAGGCAGATCGCATTGTTCCCGTCCGCTCCAACGACACCGAATCGTGTTTTGCCGTCTGAGCATACGTCGACAAACAGATGCGCTTCAACGTCGAACCCCGCGCGTCCCCGTTCCATCGGCAGTTGGGCGCCTCGCGTTTTTCGCCGCTTCTCGTTCCGGTATGCCTCCAGCTCAAAAACGTTATCAGGTACCTCTGGTGCCGGTTTTTCCGCGTGTTGAATCTCGTCGGCCATGGCCGCCCCGGGTTTTTATCCGCTGATTTTCAATACTTGCTCCGTGGGTCTCTGCCCCTTCTCGGAGAAGCTCCCGCAGCAGAAAAAATCGGTGTGGGGTAAGGCGGTCTTTGTCGATCGCCGCCTTCAATTCCGCGATGAATTCGTCTAGCTGCTCATTAGGTACTTTCCCGCATGCACTCGAAGCCAAGGAACTAAGGTAAACCCTCGATTTTCTGTCTATATCCGCCAAAGCCTCGCCGTTTTCCGTCACGACGCCCTTGACAGTTTCATCGGACGAATCAATTTCGTCAGAAACGCCACGTGGCGGCTGGTTTAGGAGCACCCATTCTGGTCGCACGCGCAACAGTCGGCAGACCTTGAAAAGGTTATTCGCGGTGATGTCCTGCGCCGGCTTGATGTTGCCCGCGCCGATCCAAGCCGAGAACGTCGGCGCAGTGACGCCGACTTCCTTGGCGAGCTTGTTCATCGAATAGCCGCTTTTCTCGAAGGCATCGGCAAGCCTGTTGTTCCACGTATCCATTAGGCAAGGCTAATACAGTTCGTTTTAGGCAAAACTTGCATAAAATCTTTAGGTCGGCCTAAAATGGCATCAGTGAGATACGAGGCGACCAATGGCACATGACGACGACATTCCCGGCATCGATCCCAACGTGGTGATCGACCGACTCGGTGGGACATCTGCCGTCGCGCGCATCTTCGAAATCAAGCCACCTTCGGTGCACGAATGGCGCAGGAATGGCATCCCGAAGGCTCGGCTGCAGTTCCTGCTGCTCGCGCACCCCAAGGTTTTCGAAGCTGACTGGAAGCCGGCGGCGCCGAACGAACAAGCGGTTGCGTGAAGCATGGTGGGACGCTCCTTTTCCCTTTGTGGGTGGGTGCCTCACCTGAAAGGGTTGGGGGTGGTCCCGGTCAACCCTAGTCACCCCAAAACGAAAGGGACCGACAGGTGAGGATCATCGTGGACCAATCATGCGTCCCGGTAACCGAACGTGCACGCAAGTCGCACTCGCTTGCGTTGCAGCGGATTTCGGCGAAGGGGCAGAACACCATCGCGACTGAAATCGGCGTTTCACCGCCGACCGTGTCGCGATTCGTATCGGACGACCTTGAACGCGCGTGCCAGGTTCTGGCCGCCGCGGGCCTGAAGGTCGTACCCGTCGAGATGCAGTGTTTTCCGCCACGCAAGGTCGAGATGCTGCTCGAGCTCGCGCGCGATCACCTGTCGCAGCTCAAATCCGTTGATCAACTTTCCTGGGAGGACGCCTGACATGCACATCGCAACTGCATTGGCTATCTGGATCGGCGCCGGCCTTGCCGCGTTCGCTTCGTTGTTTCTGGCGGTGAGGTGATCGGGTTATGGACGCAGACATTCTGTCGCTGGGCATGGCGGCTTGCATCGTCGTGTCGATCCTCGTGTGCATGAGGGTACCTCGATGAGCCTCCACCACGAAAACCTTGCATGGGAGATCGAGCTTTCGAGCGTGAAGAAGATCGTGCTGCTCGCGATCGCGCGCGCGGCGCACCTGAACAATCGCGAGTGCTGGCCGAGCGTACAGCATCTCGCGTTCAAGTGCGGGCTGAGCGAGAGCGCCGTGCGCGCCAGCATCGAGTCGCTCGTCGAGCTTGGCCTGATCGAAACGATGAAGGTGCCGGCGAAGGGCCGCGTCTACCGCGTACTGCTCGGCGTCGAGGTGACAGCATGACGCTCGCCTCGATGTCCGAATCGATGCGCAACGCGTTCTACCGGGATCTGCTCGAGCGCGTCGCGACCGAGCCGCGCCCGCGGCTGATGCCGTTCGTGCAGGTGGTGCCGTCCGCGCAGCGCCCGCACGCCGATCGCGTGTGCCTGTCGTGCGGCGCGCGCGAATCCGGCGGCGTGTTGCCGTGCGGTCATTGATGGGGGCCACCATGCGCATCTACGTTGCCGGCCCGATGACTGGGCATCCGCATCTGAATTTTCCCGCCTTCCATGCCGAGGCGGCGCGCCTGCGCGCGCTGGGCTATGAGGTCGTGAACCCGGCCGAGATCAACACGGATCCGTCCGCGGACTGGCTGGCGTGCATGCGAAACGACATCAAGCACCTGGTCGACTGCGACGCAATCGCTATGCTCGAAGGCTGGCAGTCGTCGCGCGGCGCGCGCCTCGAGTACACGATCGCGCTGATCCTGGGCCACGCGCTGTTCCGCGCGGTCGACATCGTCGAGGTGCTCGCGGCATGAGCGACATTCGACAGCTTCCAGTCCCTCAGGAAACCAGCCGTCCCGCCCCGAAGCGCATAGTGCGCCCGTGCGAGTGGGGGCTGTTCAACACGGTGAACGAGCTCGAAACGCAGCTCGGCTCGGTGGAGGCGTACAACCGTCTGTGCATCGCAGCCGAGCAGCTGAAGGCGAAGATCGACCGCGGCGACGGCAAGGCCCAGCACCCCATGTGGGCGACCGACCCGAAGATGATCTACCCGAACGGGGGGCGGCCGTGAGCATCCACCTCATGAACCAGGCGTGGCGCACGACGCTGGCGACCGGCGCGAAGTTCGTGCTCGTCGCCGTGTGCGATACGGCGAACGACGAGGGCGTGTGCTGGCCGTCCGTGGAGACGATTCGCCGGAAGTGCTCGATGGGTGAGCGGACGGTACAGCGGCACCTCGATGACCTTGAGCAGGCCGGCATCCTGACGCGTTCGTTCCGCAAGGGGCGCAGCACGACGTACCAGGTGCACGAATCGAGGTTTCCGATCGAATCCACCCCCGCCAAATCGGCACCCCCGCAAGAACGGCACCCCCGCCAAGATGGCACTCCCGCCAAATCGGCACCCACCCCCGCCAAACGCGACACAGCACCCCCGCCAATTTCGACGGAAACCCCCGCCAAATTGGCACCCAGAACCACCAATAACCTTAAAGAGAACCATCAAGGAGCCGGTCGCACTCCGGAGCCGGCGTCTGTGGATAACTCGGGGCCGAAAGCAGCCGCGCATGGCGCGCGTCTGCCGGCCGACTGGGTACTGACGAAGAAGCTCGCCCTATGGGCGCTGCAGGAGCAGCCGACGTGGACCGAGGAACACGTGCGGAAGGTCGCGGCGGCGTTCCGGGACCACTGGATCGCGCAGCCGGGCATCAAGGGGCGCAGGACGGACTGGGAGGCGACGTGGCGCAACTGGGTGCGCAAGGAACCGGCGCTGAAGGGCGGCGCGGGCACGTTGCAATCTGGCAGCGCTGATGTTCGCTGGTTCGAGACACCGCAGGGCGTCGACGCGCAGGCGAAGCTGCACGGCATGCGCGAGCGCAAGCCCGATGAGGACTGGCGCTCATACCGCGTGCTTGTCGTGCGCGCGGCGAACGATCGCAAGGCTGCCGAGTTCGTTCTCGCTGACGCGCAGCGCTTCAACTCCGTCGACTTGTACAAGTTCGCCCGCGAGACGTTTGGCGACGCGCTGATGCCCGTGGACGACTTCGCATCATGAGCAAGAACGCACTCCGCTATCCCGAGAGCGCGATCGCCGGCGGCGTGTTCGGCACGGCGCGCGTGCGCGGTGTGGTCGCCGACACGGCGGCGCGCCTGGCGTCTCCCGCTGCTGTCCCGCTCGAGCCGACGATTGCCCGGCTGATCAGCGCGACGCCGGCGGCGGTCGCAGCGACGCCGCTGCAGCGCATGCAGGCGCTCGGCCGGCTGCCGTCAGGCCGCATGAACAAGACCGAGGCCGCGTACGCTGAGCTGCTCGCGGCACGCGTGCACGTCGGCGAGATGCTCGAATTCAAGTTCGAGTCGCTGAAGCTGCGGCTTGCCGACCGCACCTGGTACACACCCGACTTCGCGATCGTGCTGCCGGACGGCGCGCGCGAGATTCACGAGGTGAAGGGCCACTGGACCGACGACGCCCGCGTGAAGATCAAGGTCGCGGCCGAACTCTATCCCTACTACCGCTTCATCGCCGTGCGGCGCGTGAAGGGTGAGTGGGTTCGGGAGGTGTTCTGATGGCTGCCCGATCGAACAAACGCGAGCGCGAGCACATGGGCCGTATCGCGAGCATGGAGTGCATCTGCTGCTATCTGCTCGGCCGGAAGCAAACGAGCAAGACGGACGTGCATCACGTGCGCGTCGGCCACGGCGGCGCGCAGCGTGCCGGCGACTTCTGCACGGTGCCGCTCTGTCACGACGACTGCCACCAGGGCAAGAACGGCGTGCACGGCGATCAGACCTACCTGCGCATCCTGAAGGTGACGCAGATCGACCTGCTGAACGCGACGCTCGAGAGGCTGTACGGATGAGGCTGCTTGTGCGCATGACGCTGCCGTTCGCGTCGGCCGACGGATACGAGAAGTTCGAATGCCTCCCGCGGCGCCTGATCGGGCCCGTGATCGAGCCAGAGAAGGGCGGCGCGTTCATTTTCGTCGACATCGACCTGCCCGAGAAGTACCGGACCTACGCGGCGGCGCGCGGCTGGAATGCCGACGGCACGTATCGCGTCGAGGCGACGGTGAGAGAGAACAGGAGATCGCTGGGCGCGTTCCTCGCCAGCGGTGATTCGCAGTGGGATGTGGGCGATCGCTAGTAAGTCGTGTTTTCAACGGCAGCACCAACCAGCATAGGAGCATCACGTGACCCAGCACTACATCGGTTCGAAGCAGGTCGTCGCATGGCCCGAAACCCGCGATGGCAAAGCCGGCTATGCCGTGAAGTATCCGGACGGCTACACGTCGTGGAGCCCTCAGTCGACGTTCGACGCCGCGTATCTCCCGCAGGGGCACGACGGCTCGCGAGTCACCGAGCAGATGGTGAACGCCTTCATCGTCGGCCACGAATCGACGCGCCTCGGCAATCACACCGTGGTGCTCGTGCGGTTGCGTAACGGCTTCACGCTCATCGAGGAATCGGCGTGCGTGGACCCGGCGAACTACGACCAGGCGGTGGGCGAGAAATACGCGCTCGAGAAGGCGAAGAAGCACGTCTGGAATCACCTCGGCTTTCTGCTCGCGACTGCGCGCAATGGCGTCGACGTCCCCCTGCAGCGCGCGCCGACCGACAACGACATCGAGGCGGTCGCGCGTCCGCCGCATGAGCAGCGCGTCATCGACGAGAAGGCCGAGCTCGACGAGCGCCGCACGAAGCTGGAAGCATTCTTCGGGACGTCGATCTTCACCGGCCTCGACGAAACCGAGCGCGAGCGACTGACGGCGCAGGCCCGCGTCATGGCGCAGTACTCGGCCATCCTCGGCGCGCGCATCGCAGCTTTCTAAACACCCCACGGCGCGGCAGCAGCTTGGGGCAGCGGACGTAGCGCGTAAGACCCCGGACACCTCGAATCAATCGGAGAAAACGAACATGAAACGTATCGCGATTTTGCTTCTATCGCTGCTGCTCGGCGCTTGTGATCCCTACGCGAACAACCTTCGCGGCCATGTGAAGGTCAACACCATCATGGCTGAGAACGGGGTGCCATGTGTCATGGGCGTGGGCGGCGGCCAGGGCGGCCTCGCGCTCTCCTGCGACTGGAGTCATCAGCACCAGCGCGTCCCGAATTAATCGGTGCATCAACCTATCGGAGAACCCGCTTGATGGACCGAATCGACGAACTCTTGCTCGACTGGTACGAATGGAGCCAAGGCTACAACCCCGGTGTCGACTACCAGGCGTTCGACAGCAGCACCGCGCAGTTCCGATCGAGCCGTCAATGGATGGAATACGAGGAGCTGAACGAGGAGGTCGATTGGCAGCTGAAGAAGACCGTCGGCAAGCTCATCGAGCCGATGATCCAGAAGCTCGATCTCCGGGCGCGCGTCGCGATCAACACCGCGATGCGCAACTTTTCGGTCGGTGCGTCCGTCTGGTCGAGCCCGCGTCTCTGCAATGGCCTCAATGCCGAGACGGAATATATGCGCGCGAAGACCATTCTGTGCCCGCAGATGATCGCAGCAGGGCTGATTCAGCGCGATGCTTGCAAAGCGCTTGAAAGCGCCCTATGATCCGCATCAGTTGGACAAGTTGCGTCCGCAGAAAGCCCCGCCGGTGAGAGCCGCGCGGGGCTTTTTCATTTCCGCCTTCCGCAAGCCGGCGAGTGCGACAACCCCGGCAGCCTCGGACGTTCTGGAAGTCAGGTCCTCCGCCGGCTGGTCCGGAACTTTGCCTGACGCGGGTCGGGGCACCCTCAACCACTGGAGCACACCATGTCCGATCTGAACGCAGCACCGAGCAGCGCCGAGCTCGTTCCGCAAACCGCGCCGGCTGATACGGGTTTGGCGGCCGCTGGAACGCAAACGGCCACGGCTGAACCGCAAAACGTTCCACCCGATACGGAGGATGGGGCGGCCGCCGTGGGGGAGCCTGCAGGCGATGCGGGAGCGCAACTCCCGCCGGCTGGGTCTGCTGCTGTCGATTTGACGGCCGATTTGCCGCAATCCTCGAGCGCCGGCATCGTGAGCACGTCGGCAGCCGGTGAAGCGGGAAACGCTGGCGCGAGCCCCGCACCCCTGTCGCCGTCGACGTCGGATGCTGGCTCGTCGGATGCGCCGCTCTCGCCGGCGGAGCCGGCCGCGGGCTCGGATGGTGGTGATGTGCCGACGATACATTCGGATCTAGCGGGCGCGATCGGTGACGCAGTTCTGACGGGCACCGGCTACTACCGCATCGGTGGTGAGGACGCTGAGCCGGCCATCCAAGCCGGCGCCGACTCTATCAACTTCGGCGCGCACCTCTCGCGCCTCGACGGGATGCTCGCCGAGCTCGAGCGCAAGCTGTCGCTCGGCGTCCACACGTTCGCGCACGAAATCACCGCGGCGCGCGATCACCTGGCGAAGCTGCTGTAACGCTATGCGCACCGAGGCCACGCACGTGATCTGCTGCCCGACCAGCGAACACGATGGCAAGCGCGTGCGTGTGATCTCCGATTTCGGCTACGACGAGGACGCGGACAGCTATGACCGCAGCCGCGTCGAAGTCGAAATGATCGATACGGGCGTGATCGGCAGCATCGAGCGGCGCTATCTGGCCGAGGTGCAATGATGGGACGCAAATCGGCTTTGACGCCCGAGCAGTGGGCCGAAGTCGAGCGCCGTCATCTGGTCGACGGCGAGTCGATCAATTCGTTGGCGAAGGTTTTCGGCGTCAACGAAGCGACCATCCGGAAAAAAATAAATCCGAATAAATCCGAACGGGAAAAATCCGCGAAACCCTTGCGCGAGCTGGCACAGGAGAAAGTTGAAGCGGATCGTCGCGCGAAGGATATTTCCGAACAGATCGCTGCTTTGCCGATTGCGCGCCAGACGATCGTGAATGACCTCGCGCAGAAGCTGACGAATATCAGCGGCCATTTGGCGTCGGCCGCGGAGTACGGCGCCGCGACTGCGCATCGGCTCGCGGCCATCGCGAACGAGCAGGCCGCGAAGGTCGACGATGCGAATCCGCTCGCGGCGGACAGCGTCGCGGCGCTAAAGGGCATCGCGGCGCTGAACAATCTGGCGAACAACGCGAGCGAGATCGGGCTGAACCTGCTGCGCGCGAACAAGGCCGAGATCGAGAAGATCGTGGGCGGTAAGGGCGACGGGCCGGTGGTCGTTGCTGCAACGAGCCTCGACGAACGGCTATGAAGCTGACCGCGAAGCAGGAAGAGGCACAGCACGTGCTGGCCGGCGACGCGACGCACATCATGCTGTTCGGTGGATCCCGCAGCGGCAAGACGTTCCTGCTTGTGCGCAACGTGGTGTTCCGCGCGCTGAAAGCCCCGAACAGCCGACACCTGATCGCTCGCTTCCGCTTCAACCACGTCAAGTCTTCGATCGTTGCCGACACGTTCCCGAAGGTGATGCGCATCGCGTTCCCGGGCGTCGAATGGCACCTCGACAAGACCGACTGGTACGTGACGCTGCCGAACGGCGCGCAGATCTGGTTCGCGGGCCTTGATGACAAGGAACGCACCGAGAAGATCCTTGGGCAGGAATACGCGACGATCTACCTGAACGAGTGCTCGCAGATCCCGTTCGGGTCGCGCGAGCTCGCCGTCACGCGCCTCGCGCAGCTTGCGGAGGCCGTCATTCAGGGCCGCGCGCCGCAACCGCTGCGCACTCGGTTCTACTACGACTGCAACCCTCCGAACAAGGCGCACTGGACATACAAGCTGTTCGTGCTGAAGGTCGATCCGGACAGTGGGAAGCCTTTGCCGAACCCCGAGGCATACGCGCATTTCCAGATCAATCCGGAAAGCAACGCCGAGAACTTGAGCGCCGGCTATCTCGACACGCTCCGGAGCATGTCCGCGCGCATGCGTAAGCGCTTCCTTGACGGCGACTTCTCCGACGCGAACCCGAACGCGCTGTTTCCGGACGAGCACATCGAGCGCTGGCGCGTCATCGACGGCGACGTGCCGGACATGGTGCGGATCGTCGTTGCTGTCGACCCGTCCGGCTCCGACGACGATGCTGACGCCGACAACGACGCGATCGGCATCGTCGTGGCCGGCCTCGGCACCGACGGAAACGGTTACCTGATCGAGGACTGCACGGTGAAGGCCGGCCCCGCGACGTGGGGCAAGGTCGCGACCGACGCATACGAGCGCCACCAGGCAGACGTCGTCGTCGGCGAGATCAACTTCGGCGGAGCGATGGTCAAGCACGTCATCCAGACTGCCCGCACGCGTACGCCATACAAGCAGGTCACGGCCTCGCGCGGCAAGGTCGTGCGCGCCGAGCCGTTCTCCGCGCTCTATGAGCAGGGGAAGGTGCGCCACATTGGCAATTTCCGCGAGCTCGAAGACGAGCTCGCCGCGTTCTCGACTATCGGCTACACCGGGCCACGCTCGCCGAACCGCGCCGACGCGGCGATCTGGGCGCTCACGGAGCTATTCCCGGGCATCGTGGCAGAGCGCAAGAAGAAGGCTGAACCGAAACCTCAACGCCCACGCCACATCGGTGGTGGTGGCGCCTGGATGGGATGACATGCCATACGCCAGCACTCAAGTCTTTGACACGACCGGCCAGCACGCGCTCGATCTCGGATCGTTGCCGCATGCATATACCTACGACGTCAGCGGAAATCTGACGACGGATACGGTCACGAAGGGGAATCAGACCTTCGTGAAGACGTACACGTATGCCGGCACGCAGCTGACGTCGGAAAGCGGATGGGTGAAGCAATGACCGGGATGCTCGTAAGCGACATCAGCAAGTTCGGCTTGATGACGAAGGCTATCAGCAATCGTCAGGCTGCATTCAGTGGATGGAGCGTGCTGCCGTTCCACTCGATCGCGACCACGTCGGCCGCGACCGGCCGCACGTCGCAGACCTCGCGCATTGAGGTAATGCCGCACTTCAGCGCCGTGGCCGTCGCGGCGATCTTCGACAACCGCTATTCCTCATCGAACGGGGAGGCGCCGTTCACGAACCCGATCATCGTGCGCGCGTCGTTCCAGAAGCTCGGGGCGAGCATCAACGAAGGTGCGGCCGACGATACGACGCGCTTCAGCTTCCATGGTGGTTCAATGGATGCCGTCATCCCTGGCGGAGCGGTGGCAATCACCGACGCGCTGTACACGCCGATCGCGTCCGGCGTGCGGGCGTTCGTCAAGACGTTCGTGACCGGCACGCCCTTGCCGATCCCGAGCGCTCCAGCGGTCGCGCTGCAGGCCGGCACCGGGCTCGGTGTCGGCGCTTTCGGCATCGTCGTCACGATTGTCTATCCGGGAGGCCTGGAGACGCCCGGCAGCACCGCAGCATCGATCACGACCACCAGCGGCAACAATCAGATCGTCGTCACGGCGCCGACTGCCGCGAGCTATCCGGGCGCGATCGGCTATCGGGTGTGGGCGTGCATCCGCGGCTCGTCGATCAGCGCGTCGACGCTGTTCTACGACGTCGGCAGTGGCGTCGTGCCGCTCGGCACGAACTACACCTACACGGCCGAACCGAACGGCTCCGCGCCGACGGCGTCCATGCAGCGCGTGCTCGGCGGTCAGGCCGCGTCTTTCCCGGCGGGCGGCGGCCTGAATGGTGGCACGGGCGTCACGGCGTCGAACAACGGGGAGTACAACGCGTTCGGCGTCGACTATTCGAGCTACGGCCGCATCAGCACGGGCGGCGCCGCGTCCAATACCTACGGCCCGGTGATGCTGCTCGGCCTGGATCCGGCCAAGGTTCACGCGTCGCTCGCGATCGTCGGCGACTCGATCCCGACCGGCACGGCCGATTACGGCTTCGCGACGGCCGTCGGCGGCTACCCGCTGCGCGCGGTGCTCGGCCAGTATTCGCAGCGCACATACGATCCGACGGTCGTGCCGCTGATGGGCTGGGCGTGGTTCTCGACCGGAGGCGAGCATGCGTCCGACTTCGCCGGCGGCGGCGGCACGCGCCGCACGCAGCTCGCGAGCTACTGCACGGACATCTTCTGCGACTACGGTACGAACGATCTGAGCCTCGGCACGAGCGCGGCGACGATCGCGAGCTACATCGTCACGATCGCGGCGCGCTTCACGGGGCAGGGCAAGCGCTTCCACCAGGTTCCGCTGCTGCCGCGCGCGCTGTCGACCGATGGCTGGCTGTCGATCGCCAACCAGTACATTTCGAACACGACGCTCGAGGGCAATCGGCGTCAGTTCAACAACTGGGTGCTGTCTACGGGCACGCTCGGCCCGGTGTCGAACGAAGCGATGTTCGGCGCGCTCGCGGGCAACGCCACGCCCAGCACGAACCTCTACGCGGGCGGCGACGGCGCGACGACGACCTTCATCACCGCGTACCCGTTCCGGACCGGCACCGAGGCGATCAAGGTCAACGGCGTGACGCAGGTGGTCACGACGAACTACACGTACTACGGCACGGTGACGATCGGCGGTGTGCAGTACGCGTCGGGTGTCGTCTTCACGGCCGCGCCGGCGGCGGCCGCCACGGTCACGGCCGGCTACACGCCGCTGCCGAGCTACACGGCCATGTGCGGCGCGCTCGCGGACGCCTGGGATATCTCGCGGCAGGTCGAGGTGAACGCGGCCGGCGTCGCGACGCGCAACGGCGGCTGGTGGCTGGCCGATGTCGCCACGGTGTTCGACAGCGGCACGTCGAGCGGCAGCAACACGGCGACGGCGTTCAACGACGCGACGAAGGCCTGGACGACGAACCAGTACCGCGGCTACGTCCTGCGGATCGCGACCGACTCGGGCAATCCGTCGGCCGTCGGCCTGCAGGTCGTGATCGCGGGCAACGCGGGAACGCAGATCCAGCTCGGAGCCTCCGGCTTTTCGGCAGTACCGTCCGCATCTGCGACGTACCAGGTCATCGACCCGATCACGCAGGACGGCACGCACCCGACCACGCGCGGGCACATGCGGATCGCGCCGGCGCTACCGATTTCGAGCCTGGGCTGATGCGCGGGACAGGGGTATAACAAATGGCTCGAAAGGCTAAGGAAAATCCGAAATCGAATATCGTCGACGAGGCGAAGGAACGTTTCGCGCGCTGCGAGGAATTCGAATCCGACTTCCGGAAGCTCTTCGTCGAAGACCTGCGCTTCGGGAACGGCGACTCCGATAACGGATGGCAATGGCCCGACCAGATCCGCACCACGCGCGAGGGCGATGCGCGCCCGTGCCTGACGATCAACAAGGTGCGGCAGCACAACCTGCAGATCATCAACGATGCGAAGCAGAACAAGCCGAGCGTGAAGACGCTGCCGGTCGACGGGCAGGCTGACATCGAGATCGCGAAGATCCTCGACGGCATCGTGCGGCACATCGAGTACAACTCGCACGCCGAGATCGTGTACGACACCGCGACCGAGTTTGCGGTGCAGGGCGGCCTCGGCTACTGGCGCATCGTCTGCGAGTACGCGCACGACGGCTCGTTCGATCAGGAGATCTTCCTGCGCCGCGTGAAGGATCCGCTCACGATCTACCTCGACCCGGACATTGAATCCGCGGACGGCTCGGACGCGAAGTTCGCGTTCGTGTTCGAGGAAATGTCGAAGGCCGAATTCGAGGTGAAGTACCCAAGCGAGGAAGCGCGCAGCGTCGTGTTCGGCGACGATTCGCAGAGCGATGGATGGATCAGCAAGAACAAGATCCGCGTGTGTGAATACTTCCGCAAGACGTCGAAGATCGACAAGCTCGTGAATCATCCGGTGCGCGGCCCGGTGCGCTTGTCGTCGATCGAGGATCCGGAAGAGCGCAAGGTGATCGAGGCCGACCCGGCCGTGCAGAAGCGCGAGATCAGCGAGCCGGTCATCACCTGGTACCTGATCGCGGGCGACAAGATCATCGACGAGAAGCCGTGGGCGGGCCGCTACATCCCGATCGTGCGCGTGGTCGGCGAAGAGATCGTCATCAACGGAAAAGTGGAGCGCAAAGGCCATACGCGCAACATGAAAGACGCGCAGCGCATGTACAACTACATGTCGTCGGCGAACGTCGAATACATCGCGCTGCAGACCAAAACGCCGTACGTCGGGCCGCAGGAAGCGTTCGAGGGCCACGAGGACAAGTGGGCGAATGCGAACAAGGACAACCTTCCGTATCTGCCCTACAACCAGTTCGACGAGCAGGGCAACAAGTTCGATCGCCCGCAGCGCGAGCAGCCGCCGGTCGGCGCGAATGCTTACCTCACTGGCATGACGACGGCGCAGCAAGAGCTGATGATGTCGTCCGGCCAGTATCAGGAACAATTCGGCCAGCCCTCGAACGCGCAAGCCGGCGTCGCGATCCAGGCACGCCAGCGGCAGGGCGATCGTGCGACGTATCACTTCATCGACAACGTCGCGCGCGCGATTCGATACACCGGCCGCGTGCTGATCGACCTGATTCCGAAGATCTACGACACGCAGCGCGTCGTGCGCATCGTGGGCGAGGACGGCACTGAGACATTCGCGCAGATCGACCCGAAGCAGCAACAGCCGCTGACGCAGCGGCCGCATCCGACCATCGCCGACGAGGTTCAGCTCATCTTCAATCCGGGCATCGGCCGCTACGACGTGACGGTCGAGGTCGGCCCAAACTATGAGACGCGCCGGCAGGAGGCATTCAACGCGCTGACGCAAATCATGTCGCAGGATCAGGAACTGATGAAGGTGGCGGGCGACTTGCTGTTCAAGGCGGCCGACTTTCCGATGGCCGACGAGGTCGCGGAGCGCCTGCACCGCACGATCCCGCCGCAGATCCTCGGCGAGGGACCGACGCCGGCCGAGCAGGATATGCAGCAGAAGATGCAACAGATGGGGCAGATGATCGAGCACCTCGCAGGCGCGCTCCAGCAGGCACAGCAGGGCCGCGAGCAGCAGGACACGAACATCAAGGCGTACGACGCCGAGACGAAGCGCCTCGCGGCGCTTGGTCAGCCGCTCGATCCCGAGCTCGTCGCGCACGTCGCGACGCAGGTCGTGATGCAGATGATGCAGACGGGCGCGCCGCAAGGTGCGCCACCAGCGGCGCCCGATCCGATGCAGTCGCAGCAACCCCAGAACCCGCCGAGTGCGGGTTTTTTTACGCCTGGCGCCCAGCCAGCCCAGTAACCGTACCGGCGCGGCATCACCGGGCTCAATCCTTGGATACGTCCATGCAAACCACCGAGAACGCAGTACCGGCAGTAGAGACCACCGTACAGCCGACGACGGGCACGACCCCGGAACCGGCGCACCAGCCCGCAGAAACGAGCACGGCACCGGGCACCGAGCAACCCGCAGCAGCACAGCCGACTACGTCGCAGCAGGAAAAGCCCAAGAACGACTGGGTGCAACGGCGTATCGACCAGCTGACGCGGGAGAAGCATGAGGAAAAGCGGCTGCGTGAGGCCGCCGAGGCGCGCATTCGCGAGCTGCAGCCGACGACCGAGGTCACCACGGCGCAACCGATGACTGCCGAGCAGGTGCGCGCGGAAGCAGCGCGGCTGGTCGCGCAGGAAAAGTTCGACGCCGCGTGCAACACGGTGTTCGACGCCGGCAAAGCCGAGTTTCCGGACTGGGACGCATCGCTGCGTACCTTCCAGATGCTCGGCGGTGCTCCGCAGGAATTCCTCGAGGCAGTCACGTCGATGGATGCGGGTCACAAGGTGCTCCATCACCTCGGCCAGAACCCCGAAGAAGCCGAACGCCTGCTGTCCCTTCCTCCGCTTCGCATGGCGCTTGAGCTGGCCCGTCTCGAATCGACGGTCGGCCAAGCGAAACCCGCTCCCGTATCCCAGGCGCCCGCGCCGATCAGCCCCGTGGGGGGCAAGTCCGCACCCGTCGAGCCGCAGGAATTTGCGTCGACGGCGGACTACATCGCCTGGCGCAAACGCAATCGTTCATGAGGCTTTAAATGACGACGAACACTCTTCTCACTCCCGTCAAGATTCTCGACGAATCGCTGATGATTCTCGAGAACAACCTGTCGTTCACCGCACGCTCGAACCGCGACTACTCCGACGAGTTCGCGATCAGCGGCGCGAAGATCGGCGCTACCGTCAACGCCCGCAAGCCGAACCGCTTCGTCGGTACGACCGGCGCCGCGCTGAACATCGAGAACGTGAACGAAACTTCGGTGCCGATCACGCTGACGACGCAGTTCCACGTCGACTTCACCTTCAGCTCGCAGGAGCTGACGCTGATCGTCGACGAGTTCGCGGACCGGTACCTGCGCCCGGCGATGGCGACGATCGCGAACAAGATCGATTTCGACGGCCTCGGGCTGGCCGCGAATGTCGCGAACAACGTCGGCACCGTCGGCACCACGCCGAACGACATCAGCTACCTGCTGAATGCCGGCGTGAAGCTCGACAACGAAGCAACGCCGCGCGACGGGCGCCGCACCGCGGTGTGGGATCCGGCCACGAACGGTTCGATGGTCAAGGCTGCATCCGGCCTGTTCAATCCGTCGGCGAAGATCGGCGAGCAGTACGAGTCGGGCATCTTCTCGCCGTCGGGCCTCGGTTTCGACATCGGCATGGACCAGAACGTGAACACGTTCACGACGGGCACGCGCACGAACGGCACCGTGTCGGGCGCAGGTCAGACCGGCTCGTCGCTGCTCGTTACGGGCCTCGGCGCGGCCGGGACGGTCAACAAGGGCGACACGTTCACGATCGCGGGCGTCTACGGCGTGAACCCGCAGAACCGCCAGTCGACCGGCGTGCTGCGCCAGTTCACGGTGCTCGCGAACGCCACGGCCGACGGCTCGGGCAATGCGACGCTGTCAATCTTCCCGGCCATCAACACCGCTGCGTCGAACCAGCAATACCAGACGGTCTCGGCCGGCCCGGCGAACGGAGCGAACGTGACGTGGGACGTCGCTGCGTCGACGCAGTATGTCGCGAACCTCGCGTACCACCGCGACGCGTTCACGCTGGCGACGGCCGACCTCGAAGACGTCAGCAAGTACGGCGCGTGGGGCGCGCGGCGCGTGCACAAGGGCATCTCGATGCGGATCGCGCGTCAGTACGCGATCGGTACCGACACGGTGCCGTGCCGGATCGACGTGCTGTATGGGTGGGCATCGATCTACCCGGAACTCGCCTGTCGCATCGTCCGCTGATGAGCGTCCTGCTTCAACAATCGACCCCCGCTTCGGCGGGGGTTTTTGCTTCTGGAGGCAACGTGTTCCAGGAATTCCCGATGTGGGCCACCGGCCCGAACGGCAAGTCGCGGCTCGTCGAGACGCAGGAAGCGTTCGACGCACTGGGCGAAGGCTGGAAGAAGCCGCCGCGCGGCAATGCCGTGCCGCGCGAGCAGCAACCCGATTTCGTCGAGTACCCGAAGTGGGTCGGCGAAGTGATCGTGCACAGCGCAGAGGAAGAAGCCGCGCTTGCGCCAGCCGTCGAAGCCGATGACGAGCGGGCGGCACTGATCCAGATCGCCGAAGAGAAGGGCGTCAAAATCGATAAGCGCTGGTCGAACGACAAGATCCGCGCGGCGCTGGAGGCAGCGTGACGACCGCCGTCGACCTGATCACCCTCGCGCTGAAAGACCTTGGCGCGCTGGGTATCGGGCAGTCGATCTCGCCCGACGACACGTCCGACGGCCTCGCCACGCTGAACATGATGCTCGGCCAGTGGCAGGGCGAGCGCCTGAGTGTCTATCACCTCGTCGACACGGTGTTCCAGTCGACCGGCGCGCAGTCGTACACGGTCGGGCCTGGCGGCAACTTCAACACGCCGGCATGGCCGTTCAAGATCAACGCGGCATATGCGCGGCTGAACGCGGGCAGCCCGAACCCGATCGACTACCCGGTGACGATCATCGGCGCGCGCGAGGACTATGCGCGCATCGCGCTCAAATCGCTGGTGTCGTTCCCGAGCTACGCGTTCTACGACTCGACGTTCCCGCTCGGCAACCTGTTCATGTTCCCGGTTCCGAACAACAGCTTCGAGTTGCACATCGTGACGCTGGAGGCGCTGCCGCAGTTCGTCACGCCGGCCGACGACATCACGCTGCCGCCCGAGTATATGGCCGCGATCCGCTACAGCCTCGCTTGCTATCTCGCGCCGTCGTACCAGCTGGAGCCGCAGCCGGTGCTCGTGCGCCTCGCGATGAATGCGAAGCGCGTCATCAAGCGCATGAACCTGCAGATCCAGTCGATGAGCATGCCGCGCGGACTCGCGACGAAGCAGCGCTACAACATCTATTCGGATCGCCCGTACTGATGCGCGTACCTCTTACCCTCGGCGCGTACGCTGCGAAGAGCCTGATCGCGGAGGCGCAGCGCTGCGTCAACCTGTATGGCGAGCAGAACCCGCAGGATGCGCCCGCGCCGTTCACGTACTATCCGACGCCGGGCCTCTCGCTCGTATCGACGCCCCCGGTCGCCGGCGAGTCGCGCGGCATCTATACCGCATCGAACGGCGCGCGCTACGAGGCTGTTGGCCCGAACGTTTATGCAGTCGACGCATTTAACCACTACACGCTGCTCGGCTCGCTGGCGTCGACGAGCGGGCCCGTCTCGATGGTCGACAACGGCGCATCGGTGTTCATTGTCGACGGCACGTCCGTCGGCTTCACGATCGCGCTCGCGGGCAACGTCATGACGCAGTGCACCGACCCAGCGTTCTACGGTGCCGACAAGGTCGATTTCGTCGACGGCTATTTCATATTCAACAAGCCGGGCACGCCGCAGTTCTACATTTCGAAGTATCTCGACGTTACGTTCGATTCGCTCGACATCGCGTCGAAGTCAACGTACTCGGACAACCTCGTGACGCTTGCCGTCATGCACCGTGAGATCTGGCTGTTCGGCGCGCTGACGACGGAAGTCTGGTTCAACACCGGGGCGACCGACTTCACGTTCGGCCGCATGCCGGGAGTATTCATCGAGCACGGCTGCGCGGCGAAGCACTCGGTCGCGAAGATCGACCTTGCGCTGTTCTGGCTGGGCCGCGACCTGCAGGGGCAAGGCGTCGTGTTCGTCGGCAAAAACTACCAGGCGGAGCGCATCTCGACGCATGCGCTCGAGCAGGAATTCAGCACGTATAGCCGGATCGATGACGCGCATGGCTTCTCGTATCTGCAGGGTGGTCACGCGTTCTACGTGCTCACGTTCCCGACTGCGAATCGCACCTGGTGCTTCGACGTGGCGACGGGCCAATGGCACCAGCGTGCGTATCTGGAGGCCGACGGCTCGTTGAGCCGTCACCGAATGAACTGCCATTCGTTCAACGGCGGCCGCAACCTGGTCGGCGACTGGCAGACGGGCGCGGTCTATGCGCTTGATCCGAACGCCTACACGGACAACGGCAAACCGATCCAGCGCATCCGCTCGTTCCCGCACATCCTTGGCGCGGACGGCAACCGCGTGCTGTTCCGGCAGTTCATCGCGGACATGGAGGTCGGCGCCGGGATGTCGGACGATTCGACCGATCCGCTCGTCAGCCTGCGCTGGAGCAATGACCGCGGCGCGACGTGGGGCAACCCGATCACGGCGACGATCGGCCGCCGCGGCGAGTTCCTCACGTCGATCCAGTTTCAGCGGCTCGGCTACGCGCGCGATCGCGTGTTCGAGCTGTCGTGGTCGGAGCCGATCCGGACCGCGCTGAATGGCGCGTGGGTCGATGTTTCGAGGGCGCGCACGTGAGCACCAACGCGAATTTCCCGGGCGGCGATCCGTTCGATCCGCAAGGCCGTCTCACGCCTCAATGGCGCGCATTCTTCCTCGCGCTGCTATCGCGCACCGGCGGCGAAGGCGCACCGGTCGATATCAAGTCGCTGCAGACGCAGCTCAATGCGCAGACGGCCGAGATCGGCGAGCTGTTCATGCACGAGAACAGCACTGTCGCCGGCGCGCTGCTTGGTACGCTGCTCGCGCGCGTCGCGGTGCTTGAGGCTGCGCTGCAGAGCGTCGTGCCCGTATCGCCGCGCGCCGCAGCCGCGCTGCCCGAGTCCGTCGCGGTCGCCGCGCGCGCCGCGGCGCAACTTCCCGAACCCGTTCCGGTCGCGCCGCGCGCGCCGGACGACGTCCGCAAACTCATCGAGGCAACAGCATGAGCGTGAACTGGAAAACCCTCTATCAGGGCGTGCTCGCGGGCGCTGCCGCCGCAGTCTACTCGCCCGGCGCGGCACTGCAGGGTGCGGTGCACACCGCGAACCTCTGGAACCCAACGGCGGCCGCCGTGACTGTGAATTTCTACCTCGTCCCGAACGGAGGCGCCGCAGCTGATGCGACGCGCATCCATCAGGTATCGGTCGCGGCCGGCAAGTCGATCATGGTGCCGGAAGTCATCAACACGAAGATCGTGAACCCGTCGGCGCTGTACGCGGACGGAAACGGCGTGACGCTGACGATCACCGGCGCGGAGGCTACGGCATCGTGAGGAATTTCCAGAAACTGACCGAGGGCATCAATGTCGTGCCCCTGTTGAACGCGATCTACCGGAAGCCGGATCTCTGGAAGGCCGACGACTTCCTGCGCAAGTTTCCGCAGGGGCCGTTCGGCGAGACGGACACGATCTATCTTCGGTTTCAGGATCACGTGCGGGTCGATTCGGATGACGAGCTCGAACTGTACAAGCAGAACAAGCTGGCCGGCCACGACCTGCACGAATGCCCATGGCGGCCCGAGATCGACGCGCTGCCCGAGGCGCGCAATCACATCATGGCGCTGATGACGACGCTCGGCGCGACGCGGCTGGGCCGCTGCATGCTCAACCGCGTCAAGGCCGGCGGTCGGATCTTCCCGCACGCGGATTCCGAGTGGCACGCATCGTACTGGGATCGCTATCACCTCGTGCTGCAATCGGAGCCGGGCAACACGTTCCGCTGTGGCGACGAGCAGATCTGGATGCGGCCCGGCGAGATCTGGTGGTTCCAAAATGCGATCGAGCACGAGGTGCTGAACAACAGCGCTGACGATCGCATTCACCTCGTCATGGATCTGAGGTTCGCATGATCACCTTCGCGATCGAACGCTTCTCGGACGTATACGGCGAGCTGCTGCCGCTGCTGCACGAGCATTACGGCGAGATCTCGCTGCATCAGGCCCGCGGCATTTCGCTCGAGCCGCAGGTCGAGGTTTATCGCGCGCGCGAGGCTGACGGTTCGCTGATGATGGTGATCGGCCGCGAGGCCGGCGAGATCGTCTGCTACTTCGTCTGCTTCATCGCGCCCGGATTGCACTATCGCTCGTGCCTGACCTGCTCGCCGGACATCTTCTTCGTGCGCGAGGACAAGCGAACCGGCATGACCGGCGTGCGCATGTTCCGCTTCGTCGAAAAAGAACTGAAGCGCCGCGGCGTAAAGCTCTGGTTCGTCGGTAGCAAAAACGCGCATGATGCGACGGCACTATTCCGGTTCCTTGGTTTCGAGCCGGTCGAGACCACGTATTCGAAGTGGCTGGAGGACTGACATGGTCGCAGCAGCAATCGGTGTAAGCGCCGCCGCAGGCTTGGCGGGTGCCGCAATGACTTCCAGCGCTTCCAGCGATGCGGCACAGACACAGGCCGATGCGGCGAACAATTCGGCCGCCTTGCAAAACGCCCAGTGGCAACAGACGCAGAAGAACCTCAAGCCGTATATGGACTTGGGGCAGAGTGCGATCAATCCGCTCCTGACCGCGATGGGGTACACCCGGAGCGGGACCGGTCAAAACCGGGCGAGTTTCGGTGGTCTGAGTTCGAATGACGTCGGCGGCCAATCTCTCGATTCATGGACGGTCGATCCGAACAACCCACTGCAGCAGCGGTTCAGCTACGCTGATTTCCAGGCGCCGACGGCCGCACAAGCCGCCGCAACGCCTGGCTATCAGTTCACGCTCACGCAAGGTCTGAAGTCCGTACAGAACAGCGCGGCCGCGCGCGGGCTCGGCACTTCCGGCGCCGCGCTGAAGGGCGCGGCGGGGTATGCGACTGGCCTTGCCGATTCGACATACAACGACGTGTTCAACCGCGCGCTGAGCACGTACAACGCGAACTTCGGGAAGGCCCAAACGACCTTTAACACGAACTACAACAGCGCGGCGAATAACGTGAACCGCCTCACGAACCTGGTAAGTAGCGGCCAGAACGCGGCTGCGACGAACGGCTCTCTCGGTGCGGCGGCGGTCGGCAACATCGGCAACACACTGACGAGCGGTGCGAATGCGGCGGCATCCGGGGTCGTGGGGTCTGCGAACGCGATCGCGAGCGGCTTGAATAGCCTCGGCAGTGCGGGCATGACGTACGGGCTGCTGAACAACAATGCCCTTGCCAGTGCGACTGCCGCGAATCCGTCATACGGCACGACGGCGGCGGGGAACCCGATCCTCTTCACGGTCTAATCATGGCACTCGATACCTCGATTCCGCTCCAGGCGAAAGCGCCAGAATTCAACCCACTGCAGCAGGCGTTGCAGGTCGCGCAGTTCCGTTACATGAACGCGAACGGGCAGGCGCTCCAACAGCAGCTCGATGCAAACCGCGCAGTGTCTGCCGCGTACCAGCAAGCGACCGATCCGACGACCGGCAAGGTCGACAACAACAAGCTGATGGGGATCATCAGCCAAGATCCCCGCGCGGCCTACAACATGAGCCAGATCGCGCAGGGGATCAACGCGCAGCAGCAGCAACAGATCAGCATCGACACGGCGAAGCTCGATCAGTCGATCAAGGCGCAATCGGGGCTGCGGCAAGGCCTCGGCAGCCTGCTCACGAAGCCCGATCTCTCACCGCAGGACGTGATGGGCTTCGCAACGACGCAGCTGCAGGCCGGCGCGATCACGCCGCAGGTGTATCAGGCCGAGATGCAATCCATGCCGACCGACCCGCAGGCGCTCCGCGGATGGGTACAGCAGCATTACATGTCGGCACTGAACGGCGAGACGCAACTGAACGCGATGATGCCGAAGTACGCGCAGGTCAACACGGGCCCGGCGACCGTCGCAGTCAATCAGAACCCGCTCGCGGCCGGCGGCGGCGTCGGCACGGTCGGCTATACGGTGCAGAACGGCCTGTCGCCGAGCGAGGCGCTTGCGCCGGGCATCACTCTCAACCAGGGCGGGCAGCCGGTCACATACACGAAAGGCCAGATGGCGGCTGGCGGCGCGCCTCAGCAGCCGGGCGGCGGCTATGCGACTGGAGCGCCGCTGGGCGCGTCCGACGTCGCGAGCGGGGCGGCGACACGCTACAACACACTGCAGACGGCCGCGGCGCAGGCCAAGCCGATGATGCAGACATACGACCTCGCGAATCAGGCAGTGCAGGGCGCGATTGCGGCGGGCAAGGGCGCAAGTCCGATCGCTTCCGCCGGCGGCGTCGCGCAGACGATTCTCGGCGCGCTCGGCCAGAAGCCGACGGGCGACTCGGTCAAGGATTACCAGCTCGCGGTGAATTACCTGAACAGTGCAGCTGACCAGGCTGCGTCGTCGCTCGGCCTTTCGGGGAGCGATTCGCGCCTCGCTGCGGCGAAGGCAGGTCAACCCGATCCGAACAACATGAACCTGCCGGCTCTCCAGGAATCGATAGCGCATGCGAAGGGGCTGCAGCAGGCGCTGCTCGATCGGCAGCAGGCCGCGACCAACTTCCTCGCGCAGAACGGCAACAACACGAGCCAGCTGCCGCAGTTCGAGGCGAAGTGGAACCAGGCATTCAATCCTGACGTGTCATACATCCGCTCGCTGGCCGATCCGGTGCAGCAGCAGGCCGCGATGCAGCAGCTGAAGGCGCAGGGCAAGCTTCAGGGCTGGGTGAAGGACTATCAGGCCATGAAGGCGCTCGGGGCATTCTGATGGCGGACGTCCAACGGTTCATCCAGCAATACGGGCCGGTTGCGGCCGCTGTCAGCCAGCGCATCGGCGTCGCGCCGGACGTGCTTCTTGGTCAGTGGGGACTCGAAACCGGATGGGGCAAGTCGATCGTCCCTGGCACGAACAACCTCGGCAATATCAAGGGGCCGGGCATCGCTGCGACCGACAACCAGACCGGTACGAGCGATCAATATCGCGCGTACCCTTCGCCGGCTGCCTTCGGCGACGACTTCGCCAACCTTATCGCGAACAATTACCGCGGTGCGGTCGGCGCCGGCGCGAACGCGGCCGCATACGGCAGCGCGCTGAGGGCCGGGGGCTATGCGCAAGATCCGAAGTATGCGGGCAAGTTGGCCGGTGCGGTGGACATGGTGCGCAAGTTCGGAGACGTGATCACATCGGCGCTTTCAGGTAGCGCGAACGCGGCCGAGCTCGCGCCCGCACAGATGAGCGGCGCGCCGGTGATTTCGGCGACCGGCCAGCGGCTGAACGGCCCGCAAGCCGCGACGCCGCCGGCAGCCGCCGCGGGCACGCCGGCGGCGTCGACCGGCGACCCTCTTCTCGACATGGCGCATGGCATGATGGGCAGCGGCGCGGCGGCGCCGGCCGCCGGCGGTGCGCCGACGGCGCAGCCGGCGCAAGCCGCCGATGATCCCCTGCTGTCGATGGCAAACAGCGTGATGACGGCTAAGGATCAGCCTGCGAAGCCAGCGCCGGAGGCACATGCGCAACCGCAGAATGGCACTTCATGGCCCGGCGGCGAAGTCGGTCGGCAGATCGGCCTCACGGCGCGCGCGGCGGGGCATGGAATCGCTGATACGGTCGATCTCGTAGGCGCGCCGCTGAACGCGACGATCAACACGCTGTTTGGCGCGCATCTGCACAATCCGGGCGATACGATCCGCGCGGGTGTCGACGCGGTGACACCCGCGCCGCAAAATGCGCTCGAGCGAGCGGTCAATGCCGGCGCGAGCGGAATGGCGGCCGCGGCGGCGGGGGCTGGCGCGGCCGGAACGGCCTCGAAGATGGCGGCGAATCCGCTGATCCAGACGATCGGGGCCGAACTTGCGGCGAATCCCGGTACGCAGATCGCGAGTGGTGCGGGCGCTGGAGCGGCCTCGCAAGGTGCACAGGATTCCGGTGCAAATCCCTACGTTCAACTGGCAGCCGGGCTTGCAGGCGGCGTTGCCGGCGGCGCGGCAGGGATCGGCATCAATGCCGCGGCCAATCGCCTCTCGCGGTCTCTTGGGCCGGCTGTCGAGCCATCTGGAGCGGCAGAAAATGGGTCGGCTGCTTTCGGGCCGGGCAACGCTCCTACGAGCGTCGCTCCAGCGTCCGTAGGCGGTCGCGGTAGCATGGGGGCGGCAGGGACTAGCTTCGCGAATCAGGCGCGTGCGGAAGGTGTGCCCGAGTCTCTCGTCCAGAAGATTGCAGCGCAAGAAAAGGCAGGAACCCTGAATGCGACCGCCGCTGAGCGCCACATCGAAGCGGGCTCGCTGCCGGTGCCGGTTGAGCTTACGGCGGGGCAGGCAACAGGCGATGTCAATCTGCTGTCGCACGAGCAGAATATTCGCGGCAAAGCGCCGGACCTAGCGGAGCGCTTTAATGCGCAGAATGGGCAGCTCGCGGCGAACTTCGACGCTATCCGAGATCGCGTCGCGCCCGATGTGAATGTGCCGTCTGGAACGCCTATCGGGCAGGCCATCGTGGATGCATACAAGCAGGCCGATGCCCCGATTCAAGAGCAGATCGCTCGCGCGTATGAGGGTGCACGCAATGCGGACGGGACACCGGCACTCGTAGATTCTGCAGCTGCAATGCGAGATTTCGAATCGAAGATCGGGCCGACGCGGTTTCGCGCGTTGCCGTCGCGCGTGCAACAGATTTTCTCGGATGCGAAGAACAATGTCGTAGCGCTTCCCGAGGCATTCGACCGCTCTGGCGGTGCCGTTCGACCGTTGACCGCTCGCGACCTGATGGACATTGATCAGACGTTGTCGGGTGCAATCGGCGAAACGAAAAACGCCAGTGTCCAACACGATATCGGGTTGCTGCGACAAGCTATTCTCGATGCCCCCATCAGCCCGGCTGCTGGTCCTGAAGCGATGGCTGCATTCAAATCGGCGCAGGCGCAAGCGCGCGCGCGCTTTCAGGCCATGGCCGCAGACCCCGCGTACAAGGCCGCAGTGAATGACGGAGTCGGCGTCGGCGAACCATCTCCGCTGGCAGACGCGTTCATTCAGAAGTACGTCGCGGGAGGTAAAACGGCGAACGTGCAGAACATGCTGCAGAACCTTTCCGGCGATCCGGTGAATCAGCAATATATCGCTGCAGGGCTGATGGACCACATAAAGAGTCAGGCCGGCATCGATCTTCGTACCGGAACTGGGAATGTGAGTCAGGCCGCCTTGAATAAGACCATTCAGAATCTCGGTCAGAAAAGCGATCTGGTATTCGGCGCCGACGGTGCGCAGACACTCGACAGGCTTGGCAACGTCGCACGTTACACGCAGGAACAGCCACGGGGCAGCTACGTGAACAACAGCAATACTTTCGTGGCCGGCGCAGCCAACGCTGCTAAATCGGCGATGGAAGGCGCAGCTAACGTAGCAGCGCATGGTATCCCGGTTGGTACATGGGCGCGCCAAGCGTTCGCAAAAAGGGCGCTCGGGAAAGAGGCGGCCCAATCGTTGGAGCTTGGCGCTGGGTTGAATAAGCTCCGGTCAATTTCCAAGAAATAGGGTGAGCTCGCCTCACCCCGATTCACTATTCCTGCGCATTTATTTCGATTATTGGCCACCCATTGCGGTGGCCTTTTTGCTTTGAGGTAGCAATGGCCTCCATCCTTCCGAACGGGAAAACGCAGTTCGTAGACCAGAACGGCAAGCCGCTCGCCAACGGCGCAGTCACGTTCTACGCGCCCGGCACGACGACGAAACAGGACACGTGGCAGGACCAGGCGCAAACGCAGGTCAATACAAACCCGGTCGAGCTCGATTCGCGCGGGCAGGCGACGATCTGGGGCAGCGGTGCGTATCGACAGGTTGTCGCAGATAGATTCGGGGCTGTCATCTGGGATCAGGTCGTATCGGAGCCGACCGGCACACTCGCCGCGGCGGATGGAGCTGCATTGATCGGGTTCCAGCAAGTTGGTGGTGGCGCCGTTGTGCGAACCGTGCAAGATAAGGAACGCGACTTCGTTAGCGCCAAGGACTATCTCGCGCCTAGTGTGACGTGGGACGGTACCGCAGACGTGACGCAGGCGATTCAGCTCGGGTTGAATACCGGAAAGCACGTGCTCGTGCCGGACGGCGGCGGCCTGATCTCGGCGACGCTGCAGATGATGGCGAACGGTCAGCGCCTCTGGGGACCCGGCGTTCTCACCGCCACAGCGGCGCTCGCGGCCGCGCCGGTCATTTCGGCGGCGAACCTCTCGAACGTCTCGATCGACGATCTGACGATCGTGGCCGGCAACACGTACCAGGCGGTCGGCATCCAGCTCGCGAACGTCACCGCAGGCCGCGTGCGCCGCGTGCGCGTCAGTCAGCACGGCCTCGGGATCTCGCTGAACAGCTGCTCGCAGGTGCTCGTCGAGGCGAATGACTTCACGTCTGCGGCACCTGATCCGCGCTTTGGCCTGTCGTCGTCGAGCGACGTCTATGTGTACGGCAGCAGCGACGGGAACATCGTCGCGCGCAACACGTGTCGCGCGGCGGGCGGCTACGGCGTGCAGGTGCGCACGGACGGCGCGGTCAACTGCACGGATACGTTGGTCTCGGAGAACATCATCGAGGGCTATAACTCGTACGGGATCATGTGCTATCGGCACGACACGAGCGGCTCGATCACCGGCACCACGATCGCCGGGAATCACGTCAAGAACATCAGCGGCGCGCGGCCGAACACACCAGGCGGCACAGACTATATCTTCGGAGCGGGCATCTACCTACAGGGCGCCGAATACTCGGTCGTCTCAGGCAATGAGCTGTCCGCGTGCAACACGTCGACGACGATCGACCAGCTCGCACCTGGTGCGATCGGTCTGGCGAACACCGGCGTCGGCGTAGTGTCGAAGAACGTCATCCGCTCGACCGGCTGGTACGGCATCCACGTCAACGACGCGGTCGGCCTCGGTGCGACGACGGGCGCGCTGATCATCAGCGACAACAACATCAGCGGCACCGGGAAGGACAACATCAAGGCGGTGGCGAAGGTCAACCTGCGCATCAACGGCAACTCCTGCTTCGGCGCGACCGGCAACGGCATGACGTTCACGCGGGGCGCGACGACGACATGGCTCGATCGCCTCGGTGTGATCGGCAACACGATCAGCGGCGCATCGAGCAACGGGATCTCCATCGCGAACGCGCGCAACGCTACGGTGTCGACGAACAACGTCAGCTCGTGCGGATCCGACGGCATCGCGCTGACGGCCAGCCAGAACGTCACGCTCATCGGGAACGCGTCCGCGAACGAAGCGGCGCGCGGCATGAACATCGACAACACCAATACCGGCACGATCGTCGTCGACGGTAACAACTTCGACGGGAACACGGTCGGCGCGATCATCGACTCGGCTGTCGTTTTCGGGCAGAACGGAAATGATAGTTCGGCGGCGTCGCAGTATTCCGGCGCGTTCGCGCCGAACCAGACACTTCCGGACGGGAACGCAACGCCCACTGTCACGGGCCTGCGTTTCGTGCAGTCCAAGCCTACCGCGGCGCTTACGATCACCAACCTGCAGGGCGGTGTGATCGGCGACAAGCTCACGATCCAGGCGAACAACGCGAATACCACGGTCCAGAACAACGCGAACATCCTGCTCGCCGGATCGGCCGATTTCGTGATGACGAACAACTCGACATTGAGCCTCGTCAAGACCGCCGGCGCGTGGGTCGAAACCGGGCGCAGTGCGCATTAATACGAAGACCACTGAACGCGGGGGATGCATGCAAGAGCATGAAAAAACGTTTCTGGAGTTGATCATCATGGGTGCACTCATCGGCATCGCCAAACTACTCGTCAGCAGCGAGCAGCTCACGTTTCGCGTGATCGTTGGCCGCGCGCTGCTCGGGTCCGCTACCTCGATGGTGGCCGGCATCGCGCTGCTGCAGATTCCGAATCTCGATCCGCTCGCGCTGCTCGGCATCGGCAGCGCGCTCGGCATCGTCGGGTCGCAGTACATCGAAATCCTGCTGCGCCGGAAGGCGCGGGCAGTCATGGGGAGGGAGTGACGTGAGCAGCTTCGACGACGCGTTCGACGCCCTGATCGGGAACGAGGGCGGCTATTCGAACAACCCGAAGGACCCGGGAGGGGAGACAAACTGGGGCGTCACAGCGCGTGTCGCGCGCGCGGCTGGCTACACCGGGCCGATGCGCGACCTGCCGCGCGAGACCGCGAAGGCCATTGCCAAGCGCCTGTATTGGGATCCTCTGCACCTCGACCTGTTCGATCCGCGCGTCGCCTTCCAGATCTTCGACGCGAACTATAACGGCGGCCATCCGGTGATCTGGATGCAGGGCGCGGCCGGCGCGCGCGTCGACGGCGTGCTCGGGCCGCAGACGATCGCTGCAGTACAGGCGACCGACCCGCTGCGCTTCGTGCTGCGCTGGAACGCGCTGCGCCTGACCTATTTCACATCGCTGGCGACCTGGTCGACGTTCGGCAAAGGCTGGACGCGGCGGATCGCCGCCAACCTCACGAAAGGAGCCTCATGATGCCCCTGATCCCTATCGCGATGGAGCTCGCTCAGTTCGCGCCGATGATTGCCGGCTGGCTCGGCGGCTCAAAGGCAGAGGACGTCGCGGCGAAGGTCGTCGGTGTGGCCCAGGCAGTCACCGGCCAGTCCGCGCCGGATGCCGCGCTCGCGGCGCTGCAGGCCGATCCGAACCTCGCGCTGCAGTTCCAGAAGGCCGTGCTCGAGCAGCAGGCGCAGCTCGCGCAGATCGCTGCGGACGTGACGAAAGCAGAACTGGCCGCGGACACGGCGAACGCGTCGGCGGTCAACCAGACGATGCAGATCGAAGCGCGGTCCGACCACTGGCCGACGTATTCGTGGCGCCCGTTCGTCGGCTTCTGTTTCGGCGTGCTCGCGCTGATCTCCGGGATAACGGTCGCGTGCGCGTATCTCGGCGTCATGTTCCTGCACGCCGATCCGAAGGTGCTCACGGACATTCCGGGGATGCTCGGCGCTGAAGCGGCCGTCATGGCAACGATGGCGCCGGTGCTCGGGATCGCGAGCTATTTCCGCGGGAAGATGCAGGCCAATCCGATGGTCGCCACCGACAACCGAGGGTAACGCGATGTCCTGGACGAACCCGATCGACAGGCTCCAGATCCCGCAGGACTGGGCGAACCATGTTGTCTACGGCGGCGTGATCGGCGTGGGCCTGATGGCCGCGCACGTCGCGCCCGTGCACGCGATCGCTGCGGTGCTCGCCGTCGGCGCGGCGAAGAAGGTCGTCGACTTCTTCAAGGAAGGCGAGCCGGTGTGGATGTGCGTCGGCAAGACGATCGTCGGCGCGGTGTGGCTGGCGTCGATCTGGCTGGTCGAGCTGGCCCAGTCATCGTTCCGCTAGGTCCGCCGCACCTCGTCCTGCAGAAGCCGCCGCAGCTTGTACAGCGCGACGAGGTGCGCCCCTCCCGTGTCCTCCTTCCAGACCTGCTGAACGATCTCGCGGTAGTGCTCTGCCTCGTCCAACACCCGCCGCATGCGCACGATCTCGATGATGAGCGTGCGCACTTCGTGCCCTTCGGGATACCGGCGCCAGATTTCGCGTAGTTGGCGCGCGGTGGGCGACTGGATGGAGGGGAGGGGCGGCTTCGGCAT